ATATGCGCCAGACAGTGTTGCCGAGGTCCACGCTTGGGCGATTGGAAGATCAAGTGCCGCACGCATGGCTGTTTTGTCAGCAGCCTGCATAAACGTGTGAATCGGAGACGTTACTGTAATATCTGGCATTGCTTTGTTGCTTTACGGTTCAATCACGATCCTTCGGGAAGGCTCCCTTTATTAGCGCAGATGCCTTGTGAATCAACCACCAACCGTTCATTCCGAGCATAAACCCGGCTGCGGCCCATGTTTCCCATGCGCGAACCAGTGGATTCTCAGCAGCGATCCAGCCCCACTGAACAATCATCAGGAACGCCATTTTCGGAGCAAGGCTTCCGGCGATTGCGCACGCCATGAAGTTCGTCATCGCCAAGCGGAAGTCCTTACCTTTGTACCTCGCCTCAATAAGAGCAATCAGGCTCGCCAGGATCGCGCCAAGGATCGCATACGCATCTACCCTGCGTGGCTCCTCAATTACAAGGGCGGCGGCAGGCAGCGCAAGGGCGGTAGCGAGAACGGGGATGGTGAGTGCGGCAGATACGAGTGGCATTGGTTTACGCTTAGCGGGGATGTGGATGTACGTGGCGGCGTGGTTCACGGCGGCGTAGTTGGTGGTGGGTCTGATGGTTCCTGTGTTCCGAGCGGTGGACCAAGAGGCGGAATCAGCATTGGGCGCATCTTACTCAACACCCACTTGCAGTAGTCTCCGTAAAGAGAACCGAGTGCGGATGCGGCTTTCTCAATGGCTTCAATGGCGGAGACAATCTTGTCCACCTGCGCCTGCGAAAGTGGCGGCGGGGTGAGGATGATTGGCGGGCGTGGTTCCGTTTCTCCGGTGACTGGTGTTCCTGATTCTTCTTCCATGGTGGGTGTGGGGTTATGGGGTTTGCGAGAGATAGGCTTTCAAGTCCTCCACCGCCGCGACAATGGCATCCAGAGCCACCTGAACGGACGGCACCGCAGCCTGAACCGCCGGATCAAGCAGGTTCGGAGATGTCCACGAAGTCGCGTACTGGCCGGGTGCGATTTCTCCGGTGGTCGGCGAGAATGGAAGTTCGGTGATGGTGGCGCTTGAATGCACCACCGACGGCGATTCAATAACAATGGAGCGGAGCCACACCGCAGACAATACCTTTTCGGGCACTGCCGCAATGACTACTGGTTCAGGAAGTTCGATTGGCATGGCATTAGTTGGCGATAACTCCGATAGTGCGAAGACGGGCGAGAAGGGCGTTTAGCTGGGTGATGGCGGTTGCGGCGTCCGTAGCGTCCGCCACAGCAGTCGGTTGAACCGCTGGGGTGGCGTTCCAAAAGCCAATTCGTTGATTCGTCGCGGTTCCGATTCTCGTTCCCGTCGTCGTCCCAAAAACCATATTCACGGACTCTGAAAAAATAACCCGCGAGGTTGTTTGGTTGCTGAGTTCCACCAAGGTGGCCCCGTTGCACTGCAAAAGCCAACTGCCATACCCTCCTTCGTTTGCCGTGTTTAGCGCACCGGAAACCGAAGAATAAGAAAGCGTCGCCGTCCTTCCCCCGGCTGATCCGTTGACAGTTACTGAGTTTCCGCTGGCAAAACTAAGACCTCCGCTTGCCCCGAGTGTCATGCGGGTAGTGCCACCTGTCTGGAAATCAATAGCACGAGCAACCCCAGTCCCGTTTCTCTGTGTTCCGATAACGAGCACGTTGGACGACCACTGTAGTCGCGCCCTCTCCCAGTTCGTCGGAACATCCTGCCCCGTGTTCCAGATATAGACTGGTCCAGCCGCGCCCGTTGCGCTTAGCACGTCCAGTTCCGTCCGAACGTCCAGTTGCGTGAAGACCGCCGTGCTTGGCGTGGTTCCGCCGATTGCGCCGGGGGATGCTGGGTCGAACGATCCTCCGGTAGCCGAAAGCGTCGTCCCCGACATTGACAGGCCGCTGCCAAGCGTGATCTCCTGAAACACCCCCGCGCCTGATGCAGAGCCCCTTCCGAGAAGCCTGGACGCGGCAGATGATTGTGCAAGGTTTTCCAGCGGCAAATCTCCGGTGACGTGGGAAGCCAGGTTGATTGCGCTACGGGTGATCGCCTGCCCCGAGATTGTGATGTAGTCCAGCGCCCCGGCAAGAGTTACATCTCCCGTGTTGCTGCCAGAAACTCCCGCCGTACTCGTAACGGTGAGCGCACCAGAGCCGCCGTTTGTAATTGTCACCCCGTTCACGCTGGATGGCGTAATCGCGCCAAGGCTAAGCGTAATCGCAGGCGTACTGGTTGAGGTGGCGACAGTTCCAGAGACTCCATTAGCGTCAATGACAGACACTGAAGTTACAGTCCCGGAACCCGCTGAGCCGTTGGATGCCGCCGTAATTCGCCCGTCAGCGTCCACCGTGATGCTTGCCAGGGTATAGCTCCCGGCAGTCACTGTCGTTGACGCAAGCTGTGTCGCGCCGACTGCGCCTGTTGCGATCTTGGAAGAAGTAACAGCTCCTGCGTCGATAGTCCAGACAGTGCCGCTTCCTGTTACCGTAATATCCCCCTTGTCGCCATCTGAAACCCCACCGCTTCCTCCTCCATCCGCAACGAATTCCAGCCCATCCTCGGTGGCTTTTACCGCAAGAATCTTTCCTGACTGCCCCGTGTACGCAGTCGGAACATCATCCAGATCAATAAAACTCAGTGCTTCGATCTGAGCCTGAAGCTCTCTAATCTGGGTTGCAAGCGAATCACGGGAAGCCTGCGGGATAGATGTTCCATCCCAGACTGGCTGTCCTGTATTCGGGTCTATGCGGTACGGCATATCAGGCTTTGTAAAGAAGCAGTGTTCCGGTTGAGATCACAAGGTCGTTGATGTTTCCGAACAACCAGGAGTTTGCCTTGAAGGTGATCCCGGCGAGAGAGCCGCCGACGACGTTGTTTACGGAAGCAGCTTCGGTTGCGCCACCAGACCAGAAAGTCAGCGAGGTTAGAACCGTGTCAGCGATAAAGAAGATCCCGCAGTATGATCCGGCTGGAGGAGATGCGGCGGCTCCATTGTAGATCACGGGAGCGCCAGTTTTTCCCATGAACTGCGCAATCGCATTGGATGTGATTTGCTGGTGTGGTGCTGAGTATGGAACTGCCATAGTATTATGCTGGGTAGGCGATTAGTAGTCCGGAATCTAAAAGGAAAGAATAAATATGCCCCCGTATAATTGTTCCGGCAGGGACAATAGCAATGTCGGATATGTTTCCGCTTTCGCCAGATGTATCGACTGCAAGCTGTTGGTTTTCCTGCGCATTGTACGTGCTACTGTTTTCGTTCACATATATTCTGAAATCAAAAAACACACAGTCCTGAACGCAGTAGATTGCTGCGATTGGAAATTGCGGGTCAGGGGAACCGTAATTGTAAATCCTTGGCGCACCAGTCTTCCCCATAGCCTGAGCGAGCGCATTCGCAATGACCTGCTCGTCGTTTGCTGTATGGGGTGCTGCCATTGTAAAAGTTTCGGTTTAGAGCAGGGGTGCCAGCCTACTTGGCTGACACCCCCAGTTCTAGTGAACCACCACCAGATTAGGCAGTCAGCCCGAGGCCGCTCGTCACACTAATGGACGGCGCAGCGAGGACGGTTGGATCTGGGCGGCGATGGATGATAGCCCAGCCAAACTGGGTCTTCATCGGCTTGCTGGCGAACTCCAGGATACCACGGAAGTACCCGAACGTACCATCTGGGTTGTACTGTTCGTGGCGGATGTTCTGCCAGTTGAAGTCCCCGATCCGGGTAGTCGGATCAAAGTTCGTCCCAGCGCCAAGGCTGGTCGTGGAGTTCCGCGTGAGGGCTTCCATTACTTCCGGGTGGAGGATGAAGCTCATCTCATACGGAGCCGTGTGGTACGATGCGTTCTCAACCCATCCAGCCTGACCATTCTGGTTGGTAACGAGAGTGCCAGTCATATCGTCAGTCCAAGCCTTGTCGATAATGAGCTGGGTTGCAGACACAATCGAAAGAACGCGGAACGATCCACTGTACTCTTCGTCAGAAGCCGTAGCGGGGGTGATCGTAACAACGGCACCAGGGACAATCCCGCGAGTACCAGTGTTCTGAGTGGACACCGTGATCGGATCAGCTTCGTTTGTCACGGTTAGCAATGTCGCAGTCCCGCTCAGCGCCGTAGCGGCGGCAGTGATTGGAACTTGGATGTTACCAGCGGTGTACGTCCACGGGAGAACTTCAGTGAAGTCATAGACCGAGCTGTTGAGCGCCAGCGTGAAGCGTGGAACTTCATGGTCAAGGACGTGGCTGAATCCGCAGAGGGAGCGAGTCACGCCAAGGGGCTTCAGAAGCTCGCCGGAGTTACCCCAGCGCAGATCGTTCCGTGTACCAGCCTCACGGATGAGGTAGTCGCTTGTCTCGGGGGAGCAGAGCAGTGGGAACACCGGAGCGCCGTCACTCATGCCGCCAGAGTTCTTGCCTGCGCCGTTTCGGCAAAGGCGAGCGTAGATGTCACGCAGAACACCGCCAGTCAGAACCGAGTGCTTCGTGGAGAAGCCGCCAGAAGGAGCAGCGCCAGTCATGTTCAGGTTCGCCAAGGAGAACCCAGTCAATGTCGCAAAGCTCGTAGCGCCAGTAACGGAAGCATCCGCAAGCGAGTTAAGCGAACCGGACTCAGGCGTGCCGATGACGACCTTGTTCGCGCAGAGGCGGAAGTATTCCTCGCGGGTACGGTAGCTCCACACACGCATGCCTGCGTCAAGCAAGCAGTCGTACAACATCTTCATCTGCTCCTTGAACTGGAACGAGAAGGCAGCATCGCGAACGTCAATCCGAGTGGACTCAACGGCAGTCCATGCCAGGTTGTATTCACGAAGACGCTGCGTCACGTTCACGACAGAGGCGGTTGGAAGACCGCGACTGGTACTAATGTCGGGAGGGCTGCTCCCGGTTGCAACGGACGAAAACCCGTGAGCCCGGTGGTTGGACCAGGTGCCCTTTCCGGTGGTTCCTGCAAGAGCCCGTTCGTAGTTCAGGACGCGAATGGAATCGCCCATTCCGTCCGGCCAAAGGCCACGCTTGACGATACGCGCCCAAGGGGAGGTGTCGTAGGCGTAACGGAAGAGACCTTCACCGATCCGACCGGATTCATTGATGAAGTTTTGTTGGATGACCGCCGAGTTGGTGGTTGGCGATGGGATTGTGGCTAGAGGCATAGTGCTTGTTGTCTATTTGGGTTGAAGGAATGAGGTTTGCTCTGCGTAGAGCCGTTTGGTTCCTCTCCTTGAGCCGGGGAAAGCACGCATCCGAAGTCGGACGGTTGTTTATGCTCAGGTGGTTCCCAGTAGATTCTCGCCTTCTGGATGGCGCACGGATACGTGTATGCGTACTTGCGTTTTGTCAATACGAAAAAGCCCGCCAGTGCCTATAAACACATGGCGGGCACCCATGGCTGGGTGTAAATCAGGCAATGCCAATAGCCTCCAGGAATCCTTTCCCGTCTGGCTGTCCTTTCGCGGAGTTGGATGCGGATGGAGCGCCGCCTGGACGAGCGCCGCCGATCTTTGCAATCTCCTTCTTGTATCCGTCAATCTGCTTTCGGAGCGCAACGACCGTCTTGTTCATGCGCGGGAGGGCTGACGCGGCAATGATGGCAAACGCTTTCTCTTCCGTCGTCATGTCCTCAAACGAGGTAGCGCCGACTTCCTGTTCGATCTCACGAATCACATTCTCTGGCGGCGTGTCGTCGTGGACAAAGTTTGCGGCAACCTTTTTGATTTTCGCAATGTCCGCTTCGATTGCCCGCAACTGCGCAGCCTTGGATTCCAGCTTCTGCTTTTCCGTCGTCTCGGTTTCCCGCTGAGTGAGTTCTTTGTATGCCTGTTCGGCGTTGGCTTCCAGCTCGGCTTTGCGGCGAGACACGGCTGTTGCCTCGGAGTCCAAGCGAGAAAGTTCGTTCTGCACAATCCGAGGCAGATGCTCAAAGATTTGATCGAACTTCGCGGCGCGGGACTTCATGTTGCCGTCAGCGAACGCCTCAAACAGCAACTCCTCTGACACCTCGTACTCCTTGGCGATGGTTTCGATGCTCTCGCGAATAGCGGCGATTGGCTTCTCAACCTCGTTCTTCCACGCGGAAGTCTTTTCGATCTTCCAGACGTAGGCTTCTTTCTCTAGATCCTCGTACTTCTTTCGCAATTCTTCTGCTTCCTGCTTCAGCGGATCAGCGTCGCGTAGCTTCTCCTTCTCAGCCAGTTGCTGCCGTAGCTGCTCAACTTCCTTGGCGAGAACCTTCGCCTGCTTAGCTTCAGCCCGCAGTTCTCCCCACTTGTATGCAGCTTTCTTGTCCTCCTTGATCTCGTCCGGCGTGTCGTCAGCTTCGTCTGTCTCGGTAGCTTCCTCAGTGGATTCCTCATCACCAAGCAGGGCATCTGCGCCTTTCTTGGTTTCGGTGGACTTCGATTCCTTTGGCGTGGACGGCTTCAAGTCCAGTGCTGGCGAGACTTCCTCCTGCGCGACTGGCGTTTCAACCGGGGAAGCAACCTCGGTCGGGTTGTCGATGGCTGCATTGATGACGGAGAGAAAGTCTCCAGGGTCGGACGATACGATGGCGGATGGTGATTCCATTGGTCTGTGGTGGTTCGGCTAAATTACTCAGGATCTGCGTTGATATGCTCCCACGCAGCAGGGATCGGAGTCTTCTCCGGTTCTGGAATGTGGACTTCGTTCAGCGCCCTGAAGACTTCCTGAACTGCTTGGTGCTTGAACAGCTCCCGTGCTGCCACAATGTCGTGCTGCGCTGAAGAGACTTTTGACAGTGCATCTGCACTCGTAAGGAATACGAGTTCCGATATTTTGCTGTATGCGACCGAATGCCTGATTGTGTCCCATTCGTGTCGGAGGATTGCATTCGATTTGAAGTCTTGTTTAAGTTCTGCGATTCGCTTTTTGATGTCCATTCGTTATTGCATTGTTCGTGATTTCGAGAGTAGTTCAGCCGCCGTCGTCGCATCTTTCAACGCTGCATTCTGGCGAGCTTCGTCCATCTTGATCTTCCGCTTAATAGCCGCATCCGCAAGCATATTCTGGCGCTTCGCATCGCTGATCGCATTCATCCCCTGAACCTTCACTTGGAACTCAATGATCTTGCGCTGCATCTCAGAGTTAATTTCCTCTGCCTTCTGTGCGGCTTCTGGATTCTGTCCTTCCTGTGGCTGAGCCTGCTGTTCCTGTGCGGCTTTCTTCTGCGCGGCTTCGATCTTCTTCGTCCCGTTCCAGATGATTTCTCCGGCTTGCTGCAACGCCTGGTTGTACTCCCCGACTTTCGCCTCGACGGTCGGATCGTTGGAAAGGATCGACAGGTGCCCGATACAGTGTTCGTGGATAATAAGCAATGGCTGGACGGCTTCCTCTAGGCTAAGCGCCCCGGTTTCCACGTCGTTGAGGATTTGTGCGATGAACGGAATATGCGTGTCCAGATGGACGACGTGCATGTCATTCGGCTCCACTGGGATCGGAGAGCCAGAACGCATAACGAAGTTCTGCAACTCCGCGATCTTCTTATCCACTGGCGGACGCTGATCCCCAGGCATCCGTTCGATGTACCTATTTGCCACTTCGTAGGATTTGAGAGCGCCAGCGACACGGTCACGCATCCAGTTGTGCCGCCCTGCCTCGTCAAAGCTGCCTGCGTATGGGGCAATCTCGTCCAGCATCCCGTTCCGCTGAACCATGGAACCGGAGCCGATTGCTCGCTCGCAGGTGACGGCATCAAAGTCGATGACCTTCAGTGCCTCGACAGGGAATCCGCGACGAACCAAACGCCTGCGGAAATCTGCCGCCTCCTTGCCTCCAGGTGATGCGTCCGAGTATCCAACCCGACAGAGACGGCGGACGGCTTCCTGCATCAACCTTGCCCACGATGGGTAAAATAGATTGAGCTGCGTTGCGCCAACGCGGGAGAGTGTTTCGAGTTCTGCTTGGACTTGGAAGCGAGTCTTTTCCTGCCCACCACCGAAAGCAGAGCCCCCTTGGAATTGCCCTGCTCGCTGGTTCATTGTCCGCTCCATGTCCGCGAGAACCGGAGTGACGTTGTTTCCTAGATTCGGGGATGCCCGTTCGACATACTCGGCAATGTCCTTCGCTGGGAGCATTGTGTACGGCCCGAGCGTGGTGTAAACGATCTTGTCGTAAGATGTCTCGTTCAGCGGCTGGAGCATCACGCCGGACGACATGGCGGCGGCGTCAACCAGCTTGGAGCGGAGGCGATTGGAGACTTGGACCTGAGGGTAGATCTTACGAAGGATGCCCGAGATGGAGTGGTAGCTCCCGTTGGTCCCGATCCCGTAGCAGAAGAACGTGAACGCATTGCGCACGGTCTCGTACTCATGGCGGCGCACGTACATCCAAGGATCTTGCTTCCCGTCCTCTTGTAGCGGGTTGTCTGAGACAAGGTACATGGAGACAGAGCCGTCGAACTCTTGCACCCAAAGGTGAATCACCTCGACAGTCTGTGTTTTTCCAGCGGCGGTTGCCCCGAGATCGTTGTTCTTGAACTGCGCTTGAAGCCGCTCCCACTCAGTCTCCGACCATGCGGACGTTGAGCCGGATGGGTGATCCGCACGCAGCATCGCTTGCTTCACTGCTTGAACATTCCAACCCATCTTTTCGGCCCGCTCCTCGTTGCGGATCTTCTCGTAAAGCTCATGTAGTTCGTACCTGCGGCGGCATCCGGCGACGGTGATTCGTTCTTCGGAAGCGAGAGTCTGTCGAGGGATACAGAAGTCGGACAGCCCGGTTGTCTTCCATCGCCAGTCGATTGAATCTTCCCAGTAGCCGATGCCGACGCCAAAGCAGAGCCAGTGATGAATCAGGTTCTGGTAGTTGAAATCAAACCCCTCCCAGCGGCGGAACGTCTTGGTAATTTCCTCAGCCAGCGTTTGCTCGTACTCGCGCCGTTGCTCCTCATCCTCGAAATACTGAGCCAGCAATGGCGTGCGGACAAGGTTCTCCACCGAGTTTACCAAGTCAATCATCCCGCTCTTTGTGAACTCAACGATGTTTTCCGCATCGCCCCAGTTGAGATTCGTCATGCTTCCCTGACCAGTTGCAGTAAGTACAGCCTGATCGTGCGGTGGCTCACCGTCCAGCATCGCCTGCTGCCTGACTCGTTGCGCGGCAGATTGCCTGTCCGCTTGGAGCATCGCTCGGTAGAGTTCTCGTCCCGTCGATGCGTTTTTGATCCGCTCCTCTGGTGCCGGAGATTCGTCATCCGGGATGTTCTCTAGTAGCAAGTCGGCACGCGAAGAAGTCATTTCTGATTGTAGGCTTAATACGTATCTACGTAAAGTCAAGCAATGGCTTGCCAGTCGCCGCCGCCATTCGATCTACTCACCACATCAAGTCTTCGCATTACATCATAGAAGTCCTTTTTGGGTAATACAGACAGCCCGCGCTCCTTGGATCGCCAGTGGAATTTTTCGCGGCAGACTTCGATGCAAAGCATAAGCGAGTCCGCTTTGTCGGGTGAACGACCGATACGGAGCTTCATCTTTGGCTTTGGCTCAACCTCCATCCGCTCACCGTCTGCACCCTTCACCATGTTGTAGCGGCGGGCTTTCATCTCGGTGCAGAGATCGGGGTCTTTGCGGAATCCGGCAAGCTGACCGCCACGGAAGTATTCAATCCCCACACCCCAGAGTTCCGAAACGCGATTCTTGTACTTTTTGTGCGACGGAGTTCTGTCGTTGGAAGAGACAGGACGATCCGTTGCCTTGCCGCCAAAGTTGATCCGCATAAGATCCCGCGACATAAACTGCGTGAGCCGATCAACCGTGCCTGCGCCGCCAGTATTATCAACAGCCACGTTCGCATACCCGACGCCTTCTTGGTCTAGGATCTTCTTCACCTCAGCGCAAATCTGATCCGTCCGTGGGTTGAGTTTGTCGGCGGCATTCTCATGGATCTGGTAGAACTTCTCAAACTGGAGGCACATCAATCCTTCCACGCTTTCCCCGAACAGGCAGATGCACAGGCTGGTTTTATCTCCACCAGAGGAGAAGGACAAGTCCAGTCCGGCAACCTTCGTTGGCTCACCCTTCCATTTAATCTTCTCTGCCATGAAGGCGTTGAAGTCCGTGTCCGTGTAGACCGTGTCCTCTGCGCCTTGGACCGGGAAGAATCCACGGTAGAAGCGGTAGAACCGGGCCGAGTTTTCCCCGTGCTGGTTGCGGAACCTTTCGATCTTCTCGTAGGTCAGCATGTACTTATAAATACATTCCTGCTCCAAGTAGTTCGGAGACTGGAGAACATCGAAGCGGATGGCTTTCCCGTACTTCGTGTCCCACTCCATCATGGATTCGTCCAAAGCGGACCAGCCATCGACGGGCTCGCACATCAGGCCGAATGAATCCTCGCGGTCCTTTGGATTGCTCATTGCAATCATCTGGAACCACGGATTTGAGATCAGGTTGTCGGATGCCTGGAGGACAGCAGGGGAGAGTTCGCAAAGTTCGTCCGCAATCAGGATCACTCGCTCGTTCTTCAACCCGACGAGCTTCTGGACGGCAGAGGCTTCTTGCTTCTGTTCGGCGGCAACCAGCGTGATTGAGGCTGCGTCGTGTGCAGTTGATCCATCCTGCGGCTGGTAGTGGAT